TGTTTCATTTACTCCAGTATCGCAATTAAATGCTGGATAAACCCAGTTGTTTCTTCTCCCTAAGTGCTTCCATTTGGGATAATCATTGTCATCGTCTACTTTTCTACCAGAAAACCCAATTATTTGGTGATAATTATTATATATAGGAAAAACCATACGTCTATACATTTTGCCTACGCCCGCCAGCCCTACTTTAAATTTCTTTTGAGTCGCTTCAGAAATTAACTTTTTTTTGTAAAAGCTATAATTCGGGAAAAGATTGTCTAAAGAATCGTTTGAATAAATTTTTTCCATTTCAATTTTATCTTTTTTTACATAAGTAGGAACGTTAGAGGTCTTAAACTTAGATAGAAACGAGCTTAAATTTGCATCATCACTCTTTAAGGTTTCTTTTATTAAGGCTTCAAACGGTTTAGATCCTTTATCAACGACAAAGTCCATCCAAACACCTGTGTTTTTATATATTTTAACAGCTGTTTTATTGTCGCCATTTCTATATAAGGCTTGGGTTCTCCAGTGATCTCCACAATCAATAAGCTCGTACCCCATTGACTCTAGAATTTGTTGAAAATCCTCAGAACTGATTAAAGTCGGGTATTCCATCTTGAACTCCTTCAGTATCTAGTTCGTGCTCTCCATTTAAAACACCAGCTATATCCCTAAGATCTCCACACTCAGTGATATTAAAATTATTAAAATCTAAATTTATTGAATTTTTTCTTAACATGTCGCCTACACTTACTGGCTCAATAGCTCCCGCTATGTCGCTTCCTAAATGGCGAGCCTTTACATTTATTAATTTATGAGTGCCAAACCTACGCCCCTCCGACTCCATCTCGTCAGCAGTTTTGTTTCTTAAAATAAACATATGTGAACAAAATTGAGTTATCCGATCAGAAAGGGAAACTATTGATTCGTCATCTACTATATTTTGAGCAGTTCTATTATTAGTTATGCCATATCTATTAGATTGAACAGAAGTTATCATGGAAATTATAGGTTCCCCCTCCCACAAAATTTCCTTTTGCACACATTTTTTAAACTTATCAACCATCTCTCCCACGACTTGCCACTCAGACTTATTATTCATTCTCTCGGAAGTTGTTTTTATATAATCAAAAGAAAAAACCATTTTGTTTCCCCTACCAACCTTTGAATAATAAAACCTTTTCAAAGAACTTACCATCGCATCGACATCCATTCCCCCAACATTATAATAATAAAATTTTAAATCTTTTATCTTAGGCCAGACCGCCCTCACCTTCTCCACGATATTATTTCCTGATCTTCTCCATTTGCCACTCTCCAAGAGGTGCATGGAGACACCTGATAAAGCAGCGCACTGCCTCATAATGAGTTCTTCTTTACTCATTTCGCCATTATCAAAATGTAAAACTGGCACGTCATGCTCGGCGCTTACTTTTGTGGAATAATCCATGCAAAATTGAGTTTTACCCACTCCTGATCGAGCGACAATAACGGTAATATTCCCAGGTCTTAATAAAGACCCGTAAATTTCATTAACTTTCGGATGCGGCCCCATTAAGCCAAACTCTGTTAATGGATTATCACCCCTGCCTTCAACAAGGCTCTCCATTTCATCATAAATATTAGATGGAACATCATTTCCCATTTCATATAAATTTATACGAGAATTATAGATTGAGTCAGCAGCTTCTATTATGTCGCAATACGAAGACTCAGCTGATATAGCTTTCATTTTTTTAGCTATTTCTTGAGAAGATTGAAGTATCTCTCTTCTTATGGAGTATTTTTTTAATTCTTTAGCTGTTTTAAGGAAATTGCCCTCAGGAACTTTTCTTAATGCTAGGGATTTTATATAATCAGAAGGATTGACATTATCCTCAAAAGAAAGCCCTATCTCATTTACTCTTTGGGCTACAATTATCTCATCTATTTCATCATTAGCCGTAATAGCTTGATGTATAATTCTAAAAATAGTAGAATTTAAAGAAGTCTGCTCAGAATAAAAATCTGAAGTGCTTATGAAATTAGAGATCTCCGTTAAAATTTCGGGATCTTTAAGCAGACCAGCTAATAATTGTTTTTCAAGCTCGTAAGAGTAAATCATTCTTCTTCGTCCTCATCTTCATCTTCACCGTATTTTTTTATTTCTCCTCTGGGGCTGGAAAGGTAATCTTCCAGAGCTTTGGTGAGACCTAACTCCGTCATCGCACAATCAAACCTTTGATAAATTAAAGGACGGCCCGCATCTGATGATGCAGCCAGAATTACACCTTTGTATTTATCTACTCCTCCCGAAAGTTCATAAAGCTTATCAACCATTTCGGATGGTATAGAAAATTCTGTATCCCCTTCTTCTTCATTCATAAATATATTTCTTGATCATCAAACAGCGACGCGGTTATCTTATCCTGTGGATAAACTTCTGCAAGCTTTATTTTATTAATTTCGCAGAAATGAAGTTTTTTTTCGTCTCGTTTTAATTGATCTGAATATTTAAATTTATTCTTATGAAAGAACTTAACGTATTTAGTGTGTTGCGCTCCTTGAACCTCTACAGCTATTCTTTTATTAGCGTTATAAAAATCTAAAGTTAATCTAGTTCCTACCACTCTAAACTCCTCGAAGACAACATCATTCTCCCAATAAGAACGCAAAAAGTCCTTAACTCTTTTTTGAAATTTACTGCGACTAGGTTTGTCCCAGTTGATTAAATATTTTTTTGCATTTTTTAAATTCCTTTGTCTACCGTATTGATCAACAAACTTCATTAATGTTATTCGAGAGAAAGTTCTTGTATGTCTTTTTTGAAAAACTCAAAAAGATACTTAGTTAAATCGGGGTTGGTTTCTATGTACTTAAATAAATTATTCATGCCTTGAATTTTTTCAGGAAACTCGAAAGAAGTTCCAGCAAGTAATTCTTTGAAGTCTTCAGTTGCACTAATCCAAGCGCCGCTTTTTTTAATAAAGGAATAAGCTTCTAATAAGTCTACTATTTCTTTTTCTATCCAAATAGAAGTGCCTCCCGTTCTCCCGTAACGGATCGGGTAACTTATCCTAGTATTTGTTTTTTCATTGGGAGATTTTTTTATGATCAACTTTGAATAAACTCCAATTATCGGATTAGTGGTAGCCTCAGGTTTTTTACTGGGGTCTTGCAAAATTTGATCTCCACCAAATCGCGGTTCATATTCGATGATCCAATTAGCGAAATGCAACAGCGCATTACCACCCGTGGCTGTGGTTTGTCTTATTGGGGCGTTGCTGTAAGGAGTAAGGCTTATATGCGCTCTCACTTGTGAAATAAAGATAGCCATGTGGCCTCTTTTGGCTAATTTTATAGACATTTTTTTCATGAATGTCGCAGCGACAACAGCGCCCCCAGCGACTTTTGAAGAGTCGTCATAATTTTTAGCCATGTCATTTTTAAGAATTAATCCATCAACCGAATCCAAGACAAAACAGAATTTAGTTTTTTTCTCATTGCTATCAACTAACCGACTGACTATTTCTGCCACCGCCTCATAAATGTTGCTCTCAAAAACGAAGCATTTTCCATCTTCCCATTCATCGTGCGAGGTTACAAAATCAACTCCAGATCTTTTTTTCATTTCTGGAGGGAGTCTCCCTTCGGCTTTTATGTAAAAACCTCTTGAGTTAGGAATTGTTTCTAAGAAGTTTTTCATCACCTGTAAAGCTTCTGAGGTTTTACCCCCTTCGTTCATTCCTGTGAATCTGTGCAACCCAGGACCAAACCCCCCTCCAAGGTGCAAATCAAATTGCAACGACCCACTAGAAACTTTATAGTTTTCTTCTTCTTCGAAATTATAATGATCGTCCTTGTTTGTTTTTAAAAAATTGTTTAATACATCCTCTGGTTCTCTTTCACTCATCTAAAAAATCCCTTACTGTTTTTTTAATTGTTTTTATTTTAACGTCTTTCCCGCTTTTCTTTCCTATATTATATTGAGGATACCGCGAAAAGTCTACTTTAAAATTGAAAGCTCTGAATTTTTCATCCATTGTGCTTTATAATTTAGAACTGGTTAAGTAAGCTAGGGAATCAAACTTTTTTGCAAATGTTAGCGATGCCATGAAATCTTGCGAATAGTGCCGAATCAAATCATTCAGCATTTTCATTTCTCTAGCAAAAAACGGCCTTCTTGCTTTATCAGGAACTTCCAAAAGACGGAATAAAATTTCTCTTTTATTCAGTTTTGGTTTTTTTGACACTAGTTACTATTCACTTCCGCCAAATCATTGTCAACCATTTTTTGAACTAATTGACTAAAGCTTGTTTGCGGGTTCCAGCCTAGTTCTTCTCTAGCTCTCCTAGAGTCCCCCCAAAGAAGATCTACCTCTGCGGGTCTATAAAATTGAGGATCTATTTCTATTAATAGATCGTCTCCATGATAGTATTTCGCGTCTTTTCCGTAACCTTCCCATCTGCAAACTGATCTATGAAAACCAGCACAATTGAAAGCCTCCTCCGCAAATTGTTTAATGCTGTGAATTTGATCAGAAGAAAGAATGTAGTCGTCAGGTTTACTTTTCCAAACCTTGGTCCAATATTCTTCTTGATTCAACATTCTCCAAATACCGTCCATAAAGTCCTCAGAATCGCTCCAGTCCCTTTTGGAGTCCACATTGCCTAATTTAAGCGGCTTAAAGGGTTGGCCGCCGTTAGCGTAATCGTAGGCTATCCTAGCTACATTTTTTGTTATTTTCCTAGTAACAAATTCTTCTCCTCGACGAACCCCCTCATGGTTAAAGAGCCACCCCTGAACAGCATATAAATCATAAGAATCCTTATAAACCTTTATAAGATGTCTAGCGGCGCATTTGGAAGCTCCATAAGGGCTTCGAGGTCTTAAAGGATGTTCTTCTGTTTGAGGTTCATAAATTACATCTCCAAACTCTTCGGAAGATCCCGCATTATAATATCGGCATTCTGGACAATGCTTTTTAATTGACTCTAATTGATGCAATACCGCCATACAATTAGTCTGCATGTGATTTACAGGCATTTTCCAGCTAGTCCCCACAAAAGAATTGGCCGCAAAATTTATAAAATAGTCAGGCTTATGTTCTTCTATAACTTTATCAATATTTTGTGCGTCTGTTACATCTAAATCAATTAAAAAAAATCTCTCTTCATTTTCTAGATGTTCAATATTTTTATGATTTTTAACACTTAACCTTCTTGCACCCCCAATAATCGTGTGAGTAGTGGTTTTCAATAAATAGTCAACCATGTTACTACCATCTTGACCTGTTACTCCTGTAATAATTATTTTTTTCATTAATCTCCTTTTTTTAATCTATAGCTATCGCTATCAAAATGTTGAGTTGAAAATTCAAACATCTCAGTATCTTCTAGTCCCATCATTTGGTGATTTAAGCCAGTTTTGACATAAAAGTTATCGCCCTCTTCTAAGATAACTTCTTCAGCTTTTTCCAGCTCTTCATCGTAACCATATTTTACTAAAAGTTTTCCTTTACGAATATAAAAAACCTCATCTTTAAGTTTATGATAGTGCCACGAACATTTTTTACCTTTTGCAAAAAAAAGTATCTTACCGCAATATTCTTTTTTGTTTACAATCCATTTTTCATAGCCCCACCCTTTGGGGACAAATTTAATCTCCGAAAAATTCTTCATCTTTTATTCCTTTGTCATCAATATATAAATCTCCTGACGGCTTTCCCATGATTAGTGTATCGTAATCTACTCCCCACTCATCCAGTTGGTCGCGAGTTAATTCATAATATTTGTCATGAGCTTTTTTTCCATCATTTTTAAAAGTTCCCATTCCGCGAGCTGTATGAAATATAATGAGGTGACCCCTGCTGGAAAGTTCATTAATCCTTTTAATCCTGCTTTCTATAGGTTTAGCTTCCTTATATAAGGTTTTACTGCTAGCGTGAGAGCAAATTGTACCGTCGATGTCAAAAACGTAATGCATTAGTTATTCAAAATGTTAGAAGTGGAATAATCTCCGACTCGTTTAAAATAAATTAATTCTCTGGCGTATTCGCCCCCGATAACTTCTTTGCCCATCCAATCGGAACCAATAACCATGCATTGAGGGTGATAAGCCGCAATCATGTTTAATAGCTCTAAATCTGAATCAAAAATAACAACTTCATCTA